TACTTCCAAAACTCCGTATAATGTTCCTTGATATACTCCGCCTTGTCTCTTGAATATGCTGTAAGTTCTGCCTTCATAGCATCAATATCAGCCTGTGTGATTTTGTCACTTCTGCTTGTAGTGCCTGTAACAAAATCACTTTCTTCTCCATAATGCTCAAACTTTGCATCGTCAATCTTGACAGCCTGAATTTTGAAGTTATATGAAGTTTCAGCATTAAGATTTTTCACAGTAAACTGAGTGTCTGCGGTTCTGCCTATCTCAGACCAACTTTCACCATTATCCTCATATACCACATACTCATTACAGCCGATCTTATCCCACGAGAGGGTAACGCTGCTTTCGGTAACGGAAGATACATTAAGTCCTTTTGCCTTTTGAGGTGCGGTGGCTGTTGCCACACTGTCAGACCAGTTACCATACTGCTTTGATCCGTCCACGATAGAATAAGCACGAATTTTAAAGCTCTCTCTCGTGGCATTTGGCAGACCTGAAACTACCGCATTTGTTTCTGTTACGTCTGCGACCTCGTTATACACGCCGTCCTTTCTCATTCCAACTGAATAACCGTCAGCTCCGCTTACACTGTTCCACGATAAGCTTATCTCGCTGTTATTCAGAGTATTGGACTGTACACCTGTTACCTTTGCAACGCTCGTTGTGGCAGTAACAACTTTTGAATGTTTGCCATAATGGTTATTACGTTTCTTCTTATCGTCCTTCTTGCAAGCCCTTATTTTAAACCGATACTCTGTCTGTGGTGTGAGTTTCTTAACGGTATAGGACGTTCCTGTGGTCTTGCCTATCTCCTTCCACTCACCGCTTATGTACTGAAAAACACGATAGTTTGTACAGCCGATTTTCGTCCACGAAAGCTTTATGCTGTCTGAATTTACAGAAGATACTTTCAAGCCCTTGCAAGGCTGAGGGTTTGTGGCGGTGTTCCAATTGGAAGAATAAGAGCCATATATCTTTTTGCCCTTTACCTTCTTATATGCTCTGACCTTGAAATTCTCTCTTGTGGCATTTGGAAGCTTCTTTACGGTGTATGTTGTGCTTTTGGCATCAGCTACCTTATTATACTTTCCATTCTTACGCATATACACGGTATAGCCGCTTGCGCCCTTGACCTTTTTCCATTTAAGCTTTATTTTGCTGTTACTCAAAGTATTTGATTTAAGACCTGTCACCTTCCCCACACTTGCCGCCTCTGCGGTTATCGAGGTTTCTGAAAAAAGGTTATAGTGATCGGCAGTCGGAGCATATATTCCTGTTCCTATCATCATTGCCGCCAGTATAGCCGCTGTTGTTCTTTTAACGCTGTTCTTCATGGTATCTCTCCCTTTTTATCATTCATAAGCTCCGATATATTCCGTTCTATTACCGCATATCGGACACGGTATCTTATCATCATAAGAAGCAGATATGATCTGTTTCGTTGTCTCGCACAACTCTTTACAGCACTTCGGAAGAACTTTTATAATGTCCTTATCGTTTGCCAAAACGTTCGGTCGGACAAGCTTATTAAATCTAACGTATTCGACCCACCCTTTATTATCAAACATTTGGTAAGCATAAAGCCTGCACGCCTCTCTAGTTATCAGATACTCGGTATGATTTGCACAACCTGAAAACTGCGCCTCTTTAAGCTTTTCAAGCAAGGCTGTTTCACAATTTTTCGCAGCTAAAAGTTCAACGGCTGCTACCCATACAGTTTCAAGTATATCACCCTGACTTGTCATAACACCATTTCTATACGAATGTTTCTTCTCGCCGTATGCGCCTACGCTTGTTGTAGTAACACCTGTTCCATAATGAGGTCGTAGTGAATTAAAGCTTATTTCGACCGACTCCAAAGAGTTTATCAAGCCTATCTGCATTTTAGTTCCTTTCTGATTGTGCTATATGTGTCCGCTTTCCGTTACTGCTGCTTTTCCTTCTCATAACCTTCACCTTTGTCTTTTTATGCCTTTCAAACAGTTCTATCGTCATAATCGCAACTATAACAAATGCAAATATTGCGCCTATGGCAACTATCACCATCAGCACCGTAGTTATATCAAAGTCCATTCGTCATTCTCCCCTTTCATTTTATCGCTCCTAATTGTGCTACATATATCCACTTAGATCATATCAAAAATCTCCATAACTGTCTGTGCATCATAAGCTGTCATATCTTCCGTAAATTCTTTGATTTTCCTTGTCATGTATTTGGAACGTTCAGACTCAGAACCTTCGCCTTTCCTTATAATCTCTGAAAGCTTGCCAAGATCGTTGACTGTTAATTCAGCCATATTATCATCAAACCTTTTCTCTTTGTTGAAACGAGCGAAAACATAAGGCTTGATTTCAAATGAAAGAATTTTATCCTCAATTTTTTCGTTTGAAACGTTACCGCAGTTAGAGCATTTCATATGTGCATATGATACAAGATTAAAAATTACTTCGTTGTGTAAAGAATTGATTTTACGTCTTGCATTTTGTGATGAAATGTATATAAATGCCGACAGCAACAGCACCAAAACATTTATTGTTGATGTCGCAAAATCAAATTCCGATAAAAAAAGTTGGAACGCCGAAACGATAAAGCACAAAAGAGATATAAGAGATATTGCAATAAGAAGCCCTCCTCTGTTAATACCGCTGTCATTACTTGATGCAACTTTTTCAAACCTCAAAAAAGGCTTTTCTTCTCCACGGCAAATGACTCTTTCTATTCCATTCAAAGTGTCCTCGTCCAACATTTCATATATGCAATTCAGTTCATCATCGGATAACATAGTCATAGATTTGCACCACGCTGACCGTGGATTACTAAGCAGCGATAATATATTGTTTACAATCGCTCCTCTCATATATTGTACTTGATGTGAATTTACACGTTCCCACGCCAAAATTTCTCCGCAGGACTCACATCTTACAGGCTTTCTAACTTCTATTATTGCTTGCATTTCCATTTTTCTTCTCTCCTCTATCAGATACGTCTTGTTCACCATAATTAAACCTTATCGTATATTAAAATATTTCTTCTTCTCTTTTCAGTACATATTTCATTACCGATTTCCACAAGTATTGGCGTATTACCAAGCTCGGCAAAGTATTGAATACTCCGTATTTTTTCCACTATATGTGAAACATTTTCAGCATCATCATACTTATTGTATTTCATAAACCAATCGCAAAAAAAATCTAAATCTTCTCCACTAAGCTCCGCCTTATTATCCTTAAAAGCTTTGAAGCTTTTAAGGATTTCACAAAGTCTACTATCTGTTTCAAGAGCAAGCCTAGGAATATTTAATTTCTCATTCTGCTTATTTCCGCAATGTTGACATTCGTCCATATGGTCTGTCACCAATGACAAGTCGAGCCGTTGTTTCTTCCTTTTGGGAATAAGCGTGAGTGAGCCAAGCACAAGGGCAATTATAAATGCGAGAGATAGATTTGGCAATGTCAGCAACGATTTTAGCATTAAAACCGTTGCTTCATCGTGTAATGTTCTACCAATTGAAATCATTGAACACACAGTGGCAAGAACATATGCTATAAATACGGAAATCGCCCTAAGCAAAGCCCAAAAAGCTCTTGTTTTCAAAACTGAGTGATACTTGTACTCTGAAAAACTGAGAGATAATCTTTCTTCTCCGCTATGTTTCGGTATTGATTTGTCACCCAAAAGCCGAGTTAGCTTTTGAACATCGTTATCCGAAAGAATTTTGCTTTCCGACCCATTTTCAACTTCTTCACCGCAATCTATCAAGCTGCGAATAGACATCACATAACCACATACAACAGTTCGATTTGTCCTCGAACGTTCCCAACGTATAATCTCACCGCACTCCCTACACCTTATGGGCTTCTCCACATCTATGATAACACAGTTTGTCATTTTTTCTCCTTTCAATTGTGACACATATATCACGCTAATTATTCTTACGTCTTTTAAATAAGCCTTGCTTTTTCTTAGGCTGTGGTGCATCAGCAAGATTAAAAATTCTACCGTACACATCTGCATTATGCGCCGAGTATTCAAAGCAACTCTCCGATGCAGACAACCTGAACACCTTATATCCCTTCTGCGCCAAAGGAAGTATTTTATCTGTAAATCTGTTCTCACCAATGAGATTGAAGAGAAAATACGTTTGAGGCACATATGACATAGCACTGTCAACGATATACTTTTCTATAACTGAAACATTCCAAAAGCCAAAGTCAGCTACAAGAAGCTTATATGGACATTTTTCATACTCTGTCAGTTCATCATCAGAAACTATACCAAAGTCTTTAATGGTTATCTCGTGATTTCCCTGAGATATACTCAGGCAAGCAGGAGAATAATACGAAACGCCGTTATACTTAAAGCCGTCATTGATACTGCACTCAACGTTGAGATAATCTGCAAAGTTCAGATATGTTTCATTGTCTGAGAAAACCACGCCGACTGAATACTTCTGTTTCAGAAACGAAGCAAGTTCTACGGAAACGTGCGTACAGCCTGTGCGCCGTATAAGCTGACTTACCGCCACAGTGATATGTGCCGTCAGCATTGCAGGGTTAAATCTGCTCTGCTCTGCCACTGTATTTACCGTGGCGTTTTCAAAAACTGCCTTCGGCTGTTCATATACAAGAGGAGTATGGTGAGAAGCATTGTTCTCAGGGCGGCTCAATTCTTCCGTAATGCTTTCTTCAAAGTCCTGCGGCTTATCATCAAAGCTTACAACTGGAACGTCCTCTGCCTCGTCTGTGTCCTCTGTATCAGGTGTTTCCTCTGTTGCCTCTTCCTTATCCGCAAAGTATTCCTCGCTGTTGGAATTGGCGATAAGCTCGTCAACGTCCTCACCTATAAAGTCAGGAACATCTTCATCAGGCACAACGTTCTCAGTTCCACCCTGCGCCTCTGTAACGAGTTCTTCAAAGTCTTGCGGCTTATCGTCAAAGCTTACGATTGGAACGTCCTCTGCCTCGTCTGTGTCCTCTGTATCAGGCGTTCCCTCTGTGGCTTCTTCTTTATCTGCAAAGTATTCCTCGCTGTTGGAGTTGGCGATAAGCTCGTCAATATTCTCATTGATAAAGTCAGGAACTTCTTCATCAGGTACAACGTTCTCAGCACTGCTCTGCTCCTCTGTAACGAGTTCTTCTAAGTCTTGCGACTTATCATCAAAGCTTACGATTGGAACGTCCTCTGCCTCGTCTGTGTCCGCTGCATCGGGCGTTTCCTCTGTAACCTCTTCCTTATCCGAGAAGTATTCTTCGCTGTTGGAGTTGGAGATAAGCTCGTCAACGTCCTCACCTATAAAGTCAGGAACTTCTTCATCGGGTACAACGTTCTCAGCACTGCTCTGCTCCTCTGTAACGAGTTCTTCTAAGTCTTGCGGCTTATCATCAAAGCTTACGATCGGAACGTCCTCTGCTTCGTCTGTGTCCGCTGTATCAGGTGTTTCCTCTGTTGTCTCTTCCTTATTCGCAAAGTATTCTTCGCTCTTTGAGTTGGCGATAAGCTCGTCAACATTCTCATTGATAAAGTCAGGAACTTCTTCGTCAGGCGCAACGCTCTCAGGGTGGCTCAGTTCCTCTGTTTTGCCATACTCATTTAAGCCATTATCACCATATCCCTGCTCTATATTAACAGGGGCTATTGCCGCAACAGAAGGAGAATTTTGATAGAACTCATTTTCATCAAAAGTTTCCTCGAACTCTGCCGAAAGCTGTTCCTGTTCCTCACGCTCCATATCCTCATTTTTAAAGTTCTCAGGCATTTCTACCTTCGCAAGCTTAAACGCCGCCTCAGCGTTTGTTATCGGTGACAGCAAATGCCTATGATAATCGTCAACCGTCCTTACACCAGTAATGATGTTATAAATACCATTGCGGATAAGCTCAGTCACAAATTCGTCGTAATTGTCTATCTCGACCCTGTTCACAACGCTATAGAAAATTTTAAGATTAGGGTCAGCCTTTTTTAAATCTGTGAGTATTTCCAACTCGCTTATCTCTTTATTCTTCGAGCCGCAAGGAACACCGTTCACCCAAAACAAGGCGTGAGGATTATAAACCTCTGTGATTTGGCGAATGAGTTCGTCTTTATTTTTTACTGAAATGATGATGCCCAAAACATTAATGTTATGTTTCTTACTGGGCAGATATTCTTTCATTGTCTTTTTATTAAGCTTATTGCAGACAACAACTACATTCATTGTATACTTTCCTTCCTATGTCTATAAGTATATTTCGACCCATTCCTTTATCTTGCCTATAACCATATCAAAGGAACTAGCTAATGAAACATCTTCCTGTACGGAGTTGAAAATGATGGTAACAAGCAGTGATGCCACAAGGCATACAACAAACGAACTGAGTATCTTAACTATCCACTCACCAACGGCTTTCAAATTATTCTTGAACTTCACGGAATGGTCTATCGTTCTTTTTTCTTTCTCGGCAGCTTCTTCACTGTCCTTTTTATCGAAAAACAACAGTCTGCTTTCTTCTGATTTCAATACACTCACCTCATTATAAATTTTACACTTAAAATGCGCAAAAGTCAACACATTTGAGCAAATGTGCTATACGTGTCACATCAGAAAATCATCAAGTGCCTGCAAAACAACTCTTCCCTTACCACGGATATGCTGTGAGTGAGTTTCATTGTATACCTTCACATAATCGTCAAGGCGTTCTTTCATTTCCTGAGTGATATAGAAATGCACCTTTATCGGTCTTTTTCGTTCCTCAGACAGCATACCTGAGTCGCTTTTCACAAGATATTCTCCCTTAATTTCCGTTGGATTGCTCAGGAAGCTTTCGAGAACAGGCTGCCAAAAGCCCACATACTGTGTATGACCGATTATCTCATTATCTGCAAAGTAATCATCAATGGCTTTCTTCATTTTCTCAGAAACCGCTATTCTAACAAGGACGTTATTGAAAACTTCCTTGGTTATAGACTTTTTCTTCTTTATCGGCGACAAGATAAGGTCGGGATATTTTTCAGCATAAGATTTTGCAAGGACTCTCACGAACTCTCTTGACGTATTATACATACGTCCTATATCCGCATACCGTTTACCCTCTGCGATCATATCGCTCATTTTCTTAGCATCGAGACGAGAACGAAGAACGTCAGGATATCGGCTTTCGTGGTCTGTTATCCACGCTTCAATGAAGTCAAGCTCAGACTTATCAGAAGTCCATTCAACATAATGCTCCTTTATATAATAAAAGATGTTAGCCGTACTATGATAAGGTGTAGCAACCGAATAAACCTTATCGTATACTGTTTTGTCGCCACATTTCAAGCACTTTGCGCCGATCATAGCAAGGATATCATAACTATCGCTACAGGTCTGCATCAGAACGTCCGCATACTTGACTGAGCTATCATTGAGGTTAATATTCAGTGTTGCGCCATTCACGCCTACAAGAACGCCCATTACTATTCTTCTACTGCCGCCTCTCTCTTTTGTGAAAAAGGCATTGTCTAAGATATAGTAAGCACTCTTATATTCAAGTGTACTGCCTATGTTTATCTTTTGGGAAATGACCTTATCCAGTTCTGCCTTTTCCGCAGGAGTTCTCGGTACAAGGTCATTGATGTTTTTTATGATTTTCATAAAATAAAACCTCTTTCGTATTGTGTTCTATGAATACATTATAGCATATTATAGCACATTTGTCAAGTGCTTTTTCGCATATAGATAAGAAAATTGTGAAAATACTTGACGTGACATATGTAGCACACAAAAAAATAGCAGAGGTCTTGAACTCCTCTGCTATCTTCATTATTCTATTTGCTAGGGTCAGTTGCACAAAGCTCATAAACCAATGAATTGGCTCTGACTTTTCGAGGTATTCTCATATCATACATAACCTTTTTCTGACCTACTTTTATGATACCTGTTCCGAGAACGCCTGATGATACCCATTTAGTTTCTTCGGGGGTAAGCTTAAATCTTGCCGCCGCCACTTCAATATCAGCCTCTCCCTGCTGACAAAGTATCGTCATACTTGCGTTGTCCATCATCGCATTGCCGACCGTGGACTTTGAGAACGTTGAAATGTTCTGAACGATAGCTGTCGGTATACCGCCAAGTTTACGGATACGGCGGTATGTTTCCTCGTAATATTTACTGCTTCTCGTTGCCTCTTGTCCTGTATAGTCTGTGAGCATTGTCTGAACTTCATCGTTGACAAATATCGTTCTGTAGCCATTTTTGCTGTTCTTATTTACAGTCTGCCAAATCAGTTCAAGAATTATCTGCAATGACATTGTTTTGTCCTTTTCGATATTCTTAACATTGAACTGGATAAGCTTATTATTCATATCAATGTTCGTATGACCGTCAAAGAAGTAATCACTATCTGCATAAAATTCGAGGTCAAGAGCAAGCTTTTTCGCATCGTCCTCGTCTTGTCCTTTTAGCATTTTGTACAGGTCGCTGAATATTGGCTTGTCCTTCTCGTCACCGCTCTTTATATACGGCTGATATAGATGCTTGATACACCTATTCAGTATACTTGTCTCCGAAGAGGTAAGAGGAGATTTCTTTGCAAGCTCGACAACCATAAGCATAAAGTCTATTTTCATTGAAATAGGGTCTTGCTGAGTGTCCTTATCAACATAATTCAAATCTATATCGAATATATTGATTTTCGTTTTTGAGGAAGGAGTAATGTTTATCTGAACGCCGTCCATTTCTTCAAGAAGATGCGTATACTCACCGTCAGGGTCGATAAATATTGACCTATAATCAGGGTGTTTAAGGTACATCTGAATGAATGTCAGCTTTTCAAGCATAGACTTTCCTGATCCCGATGCACCGAACATCATAGTGTTAGCGTTCATTCCTTCGTCCTTATCAATAGCGATAAGATTTTTATTGACCTTTTCAAAGCCGTAACATACGCCATTCGGATTGTAGAACACTCTCGTTGAGAAAGGTATAAGCACCGATGCCGCCTCAGTAAGAAGGTTTGTAGTATAGCTCGTTTTACTTCCGTAAAAATGATTGACTGCAAACGGCATAACAGAATGTATTCCCTTCTCTTGTCCGCCTGCTATTATATTCAAAGCGACCTGACTGCTTGTTGCTTTCTGCTTGATATAGTCCGTAAGGCTGTCAAGCTCTTCAAGGCTCTCTGCGCTTATAGTTACAAACAGTGCAATTCTGAAAAGCTCGTTTTCAGTTTTATTAACCTCGTCAAGAACATTTCTGAGGTTTTTAATTCTTGACGATACAGTGTAGGACATACCAGTAACGCCCTTCTGACTGTTTTCCTTTTCGATCTGATCCTGACGGTCAACTGCATCAGCGTAATCATTTTTTATCTGCTTCAAAGCGTAATTTTTATCAAGCCTTGTAACAATTTTTGATACACATACCCTATAAGGATTGTCAAGGAGCTTTGCGATGAAGCTATCAGTAAGCTCGTTCACATCATAAGCAAGTCTCATTGCCAACACTCTCATAAAGTGATTGTCGCCTAGCTCTATGTACTTTCTCGTAAACTTGAAGCCATTTGGAGCAATGTAATCTCTGATATTTTCTCCCCTTGCATAGATATCCTTTGCAAGCTTGAACTCCTCATAAGGATAGTAAATATCGTGCATTAACTTAAATGTTTCTTCTGGCTCTAGGACTCTTGTCTTTGAGCCTAGTGCTTCAAGCACGTTGCTGATATCCTCATAGGTGTTATGCAGAGTTGTCAAATCGTCCTTGCTGTTAAGCAGCTCATATGAAAGAGCCATGTACGTTAGATGTTCAGCCGTTGACTTTGCAGACTGTGAAACATAGTATGAAATGATATCATTCATACTGTCAACGAGTTCTTCTTGATCCTGATTATCCTTCGTTTTAAGCATCATTTCTCTGTCATAGCGTTTAGGGTCAACAGGCTTGTTCACAATAAGCTCCTGATACGTTACATTCTGTGGCAGAGAGTTCAGCAGTTCATGGTACTGGTCTACCATTCTTCGTTTGCTGTCGAGCGTCAGTTTATTGTACTCGATATCCGTATATGCAAATACCAAAGCATATACATTCTCACGCACTTTCACAATTCCGTCCTCGTAAACTTCTTCAAACGGTAGTGTATCTTGCGCAGTCTTTGGAACACAAATCGACTTGCCCTCATACTTGCTTTTTTTCTTCTTCATTTCCGCTTCGTCCTCTCCTACAATGAATATTCCTTCGACCTTTTTGGTGTCACTTATAGATGCCTCTGCGCCAACTGGCACGTCAAACGTGCCTCTCTTGCAATATGGTCTTATATCCACTCTGTTTCTTCTCATATTAATTATGTGTGTTACAAGCATTTCATTATCCACCTCGATCATAAAACCGAAAATAGAAGAAATGATGATTAACCCACCTATTATGGCTCTCGGCACTAAGCCCATTCCAAACAGCTTGCCGAAGGTCAGCATTTCTGCAATGACCGCTGCCGCCGTAACAGCTATTACGGTTAAATCTTTAGGTGAAAAAGTTCCTTTGCTTTTTTCGCTTTCCGACTTAACGTACTTTATGTTGATTACTTTTGCTTTTATCTCAGCCAAGTTTCTTCCCCCTATTCAAATATCCTATATAGAAACGATTTTTTCAGCATTAAACAGCCTAAACCGATTACAATAACAATGCTGTCTAAGTTCATAAATGTAAGCTCGCTCATTCTTTCGTTCACCCAGTTTCGACCTATTAAATACATCAAAGCCATTGGTATCGTTTGACACACTAAAAAAATGTATGATTTAAAGAATTTTCTGAAAAGCCATTTCATATTTTTCATTTGCATACACGCAAAGAAAACAGACGATACTGAAATCATACAGCATAACTCTATCTGTCGAACTGTCAGCTTGCACACAAGGCAAAGAGATACAACTAACATTATTAAATTCAGCAGAATAAAAGTCATATAGTTGTTCAGCCAAGCAAGCACCGTATTTATGAAGTCTCCAAAAACATTTCCTGTATCGCTTCTTTCAACCGTTGACTCAAAGCTTCTAATTATTAGATCGTCATTTGTAACAAGGTTTGAAACCACACCTGACTCAATTTTCAGGATAATAATACACAAGCCAAAGGCATTGGTTATCCAAAAAACTACTCCTAAGAAAGACCATGCAAGCTGTTTAAATTCACGCTTGCTAAAGCCGTCAAAACTTGATGATGCTATTTGTTTATACACGTCAATGTACCATATCATTATTGCTATGAATATAGCAAAAGGATATAGTGAAACGTATATGTTCTTTACCATTGTGAATGTGTTATCGTCAAACAGCCTTTCTTTTGTCAATTCTCTCCGAAAATAGTTAAAGCCAAAGGACGATATTTCCACAAATCTATCGCAGAAATCTGTAAGTTTTTCAAGCACGTCTCCTGCTAAATCTGTCTCACCTGTGAAAACTCCAATTATGTAATTAAAGCTGTCTATAAAGCTTTGCCAATTATCACGGTCAAACTGTTCTGTATAAACTCTCCAACGGTCATATATGGAAATTTCCTCTCCAATATTGTCAGCCTCACCATTGAAAATCTCGTTCCAAGTAAAGTATGGCTGTTCATCATCGCCAATATCTTCTCTCAAAAACCGCACATAAAGATTTTGATAGTCATTTCCTTGCGATGATATCCTACCTATAACATCGCCTGCCTCTACATCATCATCAGGCGACACAAGCCATTCTATTGAGCCACTTATCTGTGGGCTGTATACGGTCTGTATCTCCCCTTCATTATCCTCTAGCCACAGATAATCAGACTGAATGTCAAGAATGTAGCCGTCCATAACAGCATAAATGTTTCTTGTTCCTCCACGATCGGCGGCGAATTTAAAGGCATAAAATACTCCGTCCTCGTCATTTTTTTCTTCCTTGTTAGCAGTCAAGGGATAACACCTATCGTCAATATACACAGGCTCGTCCGTAGTCTGTGTTATTCCCTGTATAGGCTCGTTGTCAGCATTGTCGGCATAGGCAGATATTTGAGGAAAAAGCAATGTTATGAATATGGTGAATACAACACTCACCATTAACTTCTTCATTTTATTCCCCCTCTCAATGTGCTATACGTAGCACATTATGCTTTCACTAAGTTCTGCAATACTGACGGCGGCTTTAAAAGCATTATGCCCATTGCAATGAAAATAAAGATATCTGCAAAGTAGTCGCCTATCGTTCTATCTCCGCCTATATTGAAAATTGTTTCACCATTGTTCACCATATCTGCAACTTCATCGTTAAACCATGTCATTCCAATAAGAATAACGATAGCCATAAATAAAGTCTGAATAACCACAGATATAAAGGTCATTATAAACTTCTTAAAATACTCTGACAATGACTCAAAGCCTGCACAAGCGAAAAACAACGGAGATACAGCTATCATACAGCTTACCTCAATTTGTCTCATTTTTAGCTTTATGTTCACGCACCAACCTATTACGATCAGCACTATTACTGATATAAAAATAGGAAGAACATTTACCAAACCCATAAGAAGGTCTGCAAGATAGCCCATATATCCAAGTCCTGCTCCTTGACCGAATATTTCATATGTATCATACGATAATCGCCAAGTATCAAAAAACTCGTCCATACTCGGAAACAAATCAGCAACACGGCTCACCATACCCTCATTGATATATACAATACATTTGCAAATCCAATAGCTTGCGAGTATAAACACCAATGACGGAAATGACCTTGCTAATGCACTTGTAAATCTTTTAAGGGTGAGTTCTCCGTCCTCAGATCTTTTTATCTCATGCTTCAATTCAAGTGCAACACCAATCGACCATATGCCCACTGCCGTGAGAGAAAGAATGGTAGCAATATTAGCAACTAAATGACCGCTACCATACAATGTATTTGAGCTAAATAACTCATCAGCAACAACATCGTCCATTATACCGCTCCATAAAGCAGTAAGAGATGTAAAAAACGTATCAAACCAATTCGCTATTAATGGGGCGGCAAGGTTTGTATTTGAACTGACAAGACTTACAATAGCATCAACTACCTCTCCTATCGTATCAGCGATGCTACTCAGTGCATTACTTATTCCCTCAAAAAAGCCCTCGTCATCGTCCTCGCTGTTGCTTTCATCATCAGCATATGCTTGTATTACTCCTACGCTGTTATAATTAAGCACCTTTCCTGCTGTACAGCTAAATAAGCACACGGCAAACACAAGAAAAATGCACAGTATTTTCTTCAATTCATATCGCCCTCCTATAACAAGAAAGCCCCTTGCAAGGGGCTTCTCTGATTTTTAAGAACCTGATCCGAACAGACTCGGCATACCTTCGCCCGACAGCATAGACTTAACGCCTACTTCAAGCATTACTGTTGCAGCAACAATAATTACACCCATAATGAGCTTTCTCTTAGCTCCTTTGGACTTTCTTTCTTCTTCTTCATTCTCACCTTGCCACCAGTCTTTAAGTGGTTCAACAAGTGTTACGATTATGTATATTCTAATTGCCCAAAATATGAGCGTTGCGATATCAGCTATATAGCCGTTAGCATCTTCCGCTGTAACCAAAAGGGTTATATCGCTTGCAACCTTTGTAATTCGTGGCATCAATGCCATAATTGCACTATTCAGCATTTTTTCACTTCCTTTCAAGTAATCTTACTATTTCAAATGCTCGCACTTTTGAACATTTAAAATCACGTCTTTAACTCTCATAAGCCCGACCATTTTATCACGGTTCTCAAGAACACCTGTAAAAGATATTCTGTCGCCTTTCTTAAAGAAGTCAGGAAATTTCAAAGAGTACGGCGGCATTATTTTTATGTCTATCCAAAACGGCTCACTTGCATTTTGAAAAATAGCAAGTGAATTATAGACCACTCTCATTGGTTTGCCGCCTATAATCGTTTCTGTGAGTCGAACATCTTGTCCGAGCCTTCCTACTCCTTGTACGGATAACTGCATAAATCTCACCTTATTTCATCGTCATTGTCATTGTCGGTGCAGGAGAAGGCGCAGAAGATTGAGCCGCTGAACTTACGATACCCTTAGCTACCGATGCGGCAACTGTGGCAG